AGATCTAATACCACCTTATACGCTTCCAGTCCCAATCGTTGCTTAATACTTTCCAAAAATGGATTTGCTTGACCCGTAAATCTTGCCCACGTCTGTGAAACATTTTGGTCAAACAATAACCTTGCAGCCATCTTAGAAATTTCTTTCTTGACGTGAATCATCAGGCGACGTACATTTACTCTATCCAAAGCGGACGGAGTTACTTGAAGCGTCTTCTGTCCAAAAATTACGATTCCTTCCGCTGGAAAAGTCGCAATAGGATTGATGTTTGCTTCATACAAAGTATCTCGGTCGCTAGAGTTTAGACGTTCTGTCAGACCCACCACTGGAAGTCCAGCATCACCATCAGTCAGCCCACCTCTTGTGAAGCCCGCTGGTGCAAACCAAATTTCAGAGGTTTGCTGTGCGCTAGAATATGTTCCAATCGCCGCAATCGAAGGCGGAGCATAAAATAGTTGGGAAGATTGTTCATCTCTCAACTGCACCCAAGGATAATAGGTTGCCCCATAACTTGAGTTTATTCCCCGCGCTTTTAGTGCGGCGATGGTGGCGGTGATTGATCCACGATTTTGTGGAACACCATTCGTGACTGTTGGTAGGGCACATTCCTCTGGAACATAACCGTCTTCTAACTCGAAGACTGCCAAACTATCGGCACGACCTTCGCAGGTGCTCAACAAGTGTGAAGTCAATCCAGGGCAATAATTGCCAGGGACAGCCATCAAGTTGGAGTCAACCAACTCTGGGTCTGCCGCTGAATCAATAGCCATTTTCACAGAGTTGTAAGCATAATTTAGTTCTGCATCTGCGGGTGCGCTACACACTGCTGAATTGAAAGGATTTGACTCCACAATGTTTTCGCCATCGAAACCACCAAAGAATGGTAGGGTGAAGCGATCAAAGCCTTCAGTCAAAACAGTTTGCCAGGACTTGTCGGGAAGTGTAGAAATTGCTGTTCCAGCCACATGACATCCTGGTTCCCACTTTGCGTTAGTCTCCGTTGCGTCAAGCCACTCTAGCTCATCCAAAGTAAATACGTTTGGAACAAAGTTGCCATCGTACAGCAAACTAGCTGTTTGATATGTGGTTGTATCTCCATATGCGTCAATATCACTTGGGAAAGGGCGCACTACATCAATGTTCGATTCATCATAAGTATTATAAGAACCAGAGCGACCCGTGGTATATCCAAAGTAAGCGTCACCAGGACTTGCCGGTGAACCTTGCTTGCTTGTGGAACGGAATTGAATCTGCGGATAATGTATTGATCCAGTGAAGCCATCTTCACCGTCCGTCCAAATTGCGCCACCGCCCAAACTTCCGAGTCTTTTAGAAATCGTAGGGCCGCCGACCGCATAAGCGTTTTGGCTAGTGATTGCACCCTGTAAGGTGCCTGAGTTGAATGTCCACCGATCCCAAGTGGGTGGAGCATCAAAACCAAATGGAATCAATGCTTCGTTTATCATCGCGTTGGTCACATTCTCAGCCATCTCCACATAGACATAACTTGAGTTATTGGTATAGGTTCCATATTCTCTGTAGCGAGAATTTGTAGAATCCCAAATCGTATATCTATCACCAATCTTCCGCGCAACATAGTTGGGCGAAGTGGGATTTAGATTACAAGGAGCAAACCGTTCCACAAATTGTGGCGCGTTATCGTTGTCGTCTGCTTTACGCACCTCAACTGTAAATGTTCCATAAGGGTCGGCTAGTGATGTCGGCGCAGCAACATCAGAAATCGAAATTTTAAAGTTTTGACTTTCCCAAGCACCAGCGTTCAGGCTTTTTATCTTAAAGAGCCGCTGTACCTTGTTGGTATTCTGTGGTTCGAAAGAGGCGTTATCGCCCAAATATTGTGAAAGAATCCAACCAGTCTCGGCAGGATTTGCGCCTCTCAATTGAGTATTTTGGCTAGGGGCACCTGCGTCTAGGTTTGCCAAGCGGACAATCATCGCGCATTGGGAAATTCCATCACCCATTGGGTTGAGTCTAGAAACCATCCCATCGTATGTCTCGCCCAAGAAATATGTGGCTTCGCTTCCACCTACAGCAGAAATTCTAGCGTTCGTAGTAGTAGGATTCGTGTTGAAGACATTTCGAATATATTTCTGCGAGTTAGGATCAAAGTTAAAGTTGATAGTATCAAGAACACCATCGGCTCCTGCACTATCTACAATTTGGGCTTGGAGTTCAAAGCTTGTTCCACGGGTTCTAATAAGACCGCATGTTCCACTTGTATTTGTCCCGCCGATGCCGTCGCCGCGAAGAATAACAGTAGAGCCAGTACAATAAAAAACAGCCGCCAGGGTTCCGGTTGTAGGGGAGGCGGAAGATGTCTCAAAAAGAAACAATCCATAATTACCACCGGCAGTTATATCGGTGGAATCGTCACCGATTTTCCATCCAGCCGCGCCTAGTGCTTGAGTTGCGCCAGCGCCAGCATTTTCTTCACCCAATAAGCGAATAAAAGTCAAAGGAGAGCTACTTCGCAAATAGGCTTGAGCCGCATACACACCATATGAAGGAGCCATCTGATTTCCGTTTCTCCAAATGTCGTTGGTATCTTTTCCGGGCCATGGCATCCCGAAGGTGCTTACAAAGTCAGAAAAAGAATTGACCAGAACGGGGCGTAGTGCAGGGCCTCGTTGAGCACGACCGATGATTACTGGTCCGCTTCCAACACCCTCGCTGGGGAGTTGAGAATTATCGATCTCTGCTACTTGAACTCCAGGGGATACGAATTTAAATTTATTGATGGGCATTTATGATTTTCTCCTTGTATGAATAAATACTTTTTAATCTCTAATAAATAGTAAGCAAAGCACCGAACAGCACAGGAAATATTATTGCCTATACTTTCCGTTGAGCCACGGTGGGACATCACCGAAAATAACTCTCTCTCTTGGGGTCTGAAGATCTACAGCATTTTCTCGGATTGCGATCTTAGGCGTCTCTTGATTTTTTCCCGAACCAATAATATAGCCTAAAGTTTTTATATTGACTGCCGAAATATATTGTCGTCGATCTTCGGCAAGATTTGAAACATTGTTCTGTGTTCCAAAGTCTGCATCAATAAAGCACTCATAATTATAGCCATCTTTTTTAGCAATAAAATAATTTATTCCACCTGGATTTGAGGCAAATGGTTCCAGTATCTCATTCATTTGTTGTTGATACTCTGCTTGGATTGTTACCGTATACATCATTGTGAGATAAACTGGCATAGGAATAGTCAACGTCTCATAGACAACCTTTTTATTCTTAGCATCACTAGGAAAATTTTGCTGTCCGCCAGTTGGCTTCACCACTCCATTGACACCAAACTGCTTTGCTGAAGATGCGTTGAGAAAGTTTTGTGTTTTGTCGCCTTTAATGCGACGGGCAATTGTAATGGAGCCGCCTTTAGGATTTCCGATGGGATCAATGTTCCCATAGTAGACCCCCTTAAAACCAGGGTCTTTAGCCACTGATTTTCTTTCAATGGTTATAAGTGGAAACGAAACCAAACCAGATTTTGTTCTTATTCTCTCTGATCGCTGTCCCGATCTCTCACCGAGAACCCAGATCACAGGAACTTTTTTCCAGCCCTCATTGGTCGTACAGTGAACATCCATCACTTCGTTGAGCCATTCAAAAAGAGCAAAATCTATTGTCTCCAATGATGAAGGCTTGAAGGGGAGTTCTGGTTTTATGTCATAGGTATCCATTTTTATTTTGCGTTAAACACTCCTGATCTTGCTTGGATGCACATGGCTGAAATCTCAACCTTATAAGGTATTTGTCCAAAAAGGGCGCGTGGTTGACCTAGAGTTACTATTTCATATAGAATTCCACCATATAATACAAAATCTCCCTCTTGCACATAAAGATTTTGATCCTCAGTTAATCTTCTTTTATGAAAATGAATTTGAATAGTAGATTGTCGATCAACACCATAGTCCACTGAAGTTGTTTCTGATCCATTCCAATCAATAAGTGCCATTACTCGAATTGGGGGCAAGAAAGTTTTTTCTATGGCTTCGTTATAAAGAGGATGAAAATTTGTGTACTCCATGCTAATAGGATAATACACGATAGTTTGACCAATGACCCGTTCAATGAGTTCATCATTGACTTGTTTGACTAAATCTCTTTCTGGTCGCCCCAGAAATAGCGGCGGCGGGGGCGCATCCGGCCGAGCCCATTTATCATCGTCGTCAGCCATTTATTTATCCTGTATATATCCCCATTGGGACATGCGTCATTACTGCTTCTGCGTCGGCAGCCATTTCAGCATCACCCTTGATTAATGCGCCATAAGTTAATTTTTCTAGTTGAGCCCTCAAATCTTCTTTGAGTTTTTCTTGTTCCTCTTTCGCCTGGGACAAAAGCTCCGAAGCATTTAGAGTCACATCGTTGCCTGGAATTGGAATGGTTGCAAACTTGCCCCTTATTTGACCAAGCATTTCTTTCGCTATAGCAAGGGCATATTTTCTAATCCACTGTTTACCTATGCTATTGATATTGTTATAGGGCAAGTTGGAAAACGGAAGTGTGTTCATGTTGTTGATGCCGTCCACACCAACTTTAGCGTTGGGATCTTCCGTCCATGTGTCTTGCGGGATGCTAAAATTAAACCACATTCTGCGAGGAGTGGAGCCACAATTGGGTTTGCCGGGTGGTGGGTATATTTTTAAATAATTGTCTCGTAGCTCATAAGAATAATGACTTGCGCGTGTATAAAGATTTGTTTCAAATTCTTGTGCTTGTAATTTGTTCTGCCATGCGGGAACAATCTCGAAAGTGGAGTCGTCGGCATACATTCCATAAGAACTTAAATTTCCATAAACTCCGCCGCCAATATTCATGTATCCAAAGAATCGCCACATCGCAGCGGGGGACTTATAATATACACGTTCAATTCTTACTTTCTTATTTTGAACCAGATTGTTCCAGACATTACCCACCTGTGATGCCGAAACAATTGACTGAAGGTTGTAATCCTGGACTCCTCCCGTCACTGCAAAAGATGCTGAATACATACGAACATTATCGCCAAACCCTGCGGCTTGGGCTAGACCATTACCAATGCGTTCTGCATAAGTAAAGTCTAATTTAGGGAACTTTAAGGCAACAGACGTTCCACTAAGACTTGAAGAAAGTGGACCTGCCTTCAGTTCACCATCTTGATCAAAGGTTCCCGTCGTCGCACCGAGAAAATCAGATAAAACATTCTCAGCCTGATGTGAGTTGATAATTGAAGAATATTCTAAAACAGCTAACTCATAAGAGGTATAAACATTTCCCGGCATCAATTCAATGTCTAATACATCTCCACCTAACATTTTATATGTAAAGGCAACTTGATCCACTGCACCGGAAATAAAATCAGGGGTGTCCAGATAAAGACCATAAGGCAAATTGTCGGTTGTAACATCCGTCGCATTACCCGTACTGGGCAATATAACCTTGCTCATTTGACTTTTGGGGGTTAATATTGGAAGTGCCATAAACTTTATATCTCCTGTATCTAAATAGTATTTTGTTAATAGAAAACAAAAAGAAATGCTCCCGCCTCTCAAAAAGAAAGGGGGAGCATTTCAAACTTTGAGATAATCTCCTAACTAATAAATATTAGCCGAAAAGATCTTCTACAACAACAAGACCGTACATATCAGGTCTGACCATATGTTTGCCATATCGAGTCATTACGCCCTTTCGTGGCGTAAAGTTCTCGGGGTCAAAGATGGTCGGCGTTGTCTGTAGAGGCACATAGGGTGCATATACATATCCACTCTCAAGGAATCCGCTTCCTTTACGACCAACTAGCAAGAGGTTGCGTGGGAAGTATGGATCAACATACACATCCCATTTCTTGCTAATCGAGCCGGTCTTCACGGCACCAGCAGTTCCGCGATTTTCATCTGCGGTTGTGTCAGCACGGAAGCCGTTGGTAAATTCAAGAATGTTCGCAACTTCAGGAGAAGTAACAATAAAGTTAGCTCCACCGCGAAGCGTCTTGCGATGAATCTGTGCTGAAACGTCATTGACAGTCTCAAGCAAAGTCTCATACCATTCTGAAACAGTACCCGTGAATGCTCCACCGGATGCAACTGCACCCGTGTCGCGATTTACAAAGCGTCCGGGTCGTCGTGACCAATAGAAGGTAGAAGCAGTCGCACCTTTGATAAGGTCTTCAAGGATTTCTTGATCAATTTCAAGAGCAATCGCTTCAGACAAAATCGAGGTAAGCTCAACTTCAGCATCCAAATTGTGATAAGCATTGATGTCCTGCTGTAGTTCTGGTGTCCATTTAGCACGAAGCTTTTTAGTCATCGCGGTGATAGAAACACTATCAACCTTGATGTCGATTTCAGCAATCGCAGAACCAGAGTTATCATCAGCACAAGGGTTATTGTTCCCTAGACCTTCCAAATCCCATTCAGGAGCACCAACAATGGCACCAGGAACGCCAGCGACTTGCTGGAAGTTATCATTAATGACAAAGTTTGCACCATCGACATTGTTGAGTGCCGCTAAGCCGAGGGCTTCGGTCGAACTAGAAATAGTCACCAAAAGATTGACCGCTGGAGCACCAGCAGGATCAGCATAATCCGGCATACTCAATCGACGAATCTGAAGATCCCCGCCATCAGTATTAAACGGGACACCACCATCAGTCAAGACAATAGAAATATCATCTTGTTCGTTAAATTGGGCAGTCCGCAAACCAGCAAGAGCCAAAGTTCCTACCGCAACGGTCGAACTAGAAAGGTCAGGATCAAAACGAATCAATCGATCACCTTCGGCGGTTCGGTCGTTTCCAACACTCTCATCTGTCCACGCACCCGCTTGGTCGCGTGTCGCAACTGGTACTACTGTCGCTGCGACTGAACCAGTCGTTGCACCATAGCCATTGTTAAGGTTATAGAAACTGTCTTCGCCGTCTTCCGAGACACCACTGATGTTTACACCATTGATAAGACCAGAGCCAACGACACCACCACCATAGATAGAGTCACAAGCTTCATAGCCAAGTTTAGTGTTTGCAGTCGTAAAGTCGAGGAAGAAAATAAGACCACTCGGCAAGCTCATAGGCTGAACCGAGACAAGCTCATTCGCTACCAATCCGCCGAATACACGACGAACGATTGGAAATGCAACTGCTGCAAATCCTTCAACATCACCACCAGCCATTGTGGAAGCTTCACGAAGAAGTTCCTTGGCTTGATTTTCTAGAAGACATGCCATACTATTTCTATTATGGTCGCCTTCAATTCCTTCTAAAAGTCCAGTGTTCTCCCATTTTGATAAGAGAGCATTGGCTTCACGCGAAAGATCACGATTAATGATTCCTTCGGTTAGTTTTTCAATAATACTCATTATTTTTTTTTCTCCTTAAATAATGCCCGCAAGTCGTTTCAGTCTATCGACTTGATTTTGACCAGCGGGTAGTTTTTCTTTATTTGATTTCAATATAAGCGGATTGTTTTTATTCACTGCTTCGTTCAATGTCTTCGGAGCAGTTTTGCTCTTGGACGAAAGATTTTCATTCAATGTATCATAAACAATCTTGGCTTCTTCTACTGAACCAACTTTTGAAATTGCTTCGACAAGTTTTTCTTTTTGTCGCTCATTCAAGGAGTCGCTTTTCAGGATGCGATTCGTGTAGATTAATTTTGCGTTAGAAAAATTAACTTCTTCTAACTTCTTTGTTGCCTTTAGTGCAATACTCTTAAGATTATCAAAATCTTTTTTCTGCTTATTCAATTTAAGCTTCTGAGATTTATTTTGCTCTTGCAACTTCTTTAATGCTTGGCGCAATTGTTCTTGCTCCTCTGCAAATTCTGTGTCTTGTTCTTGCGCTAACGCAACATCAAGACCTCGTTCGTTTTGTCCCATAGTTGGGTGTGTATGAAAGATATCCCCGGAAGGAACATTTTTCATATCGACTACTAATGCCTCGACGATTTCATCAAGTAGTTCTTCGTCAAGTTCTTCGTTCTCATCAATTTCTTGTTCTCTCGAATCCTCAAAAATTTCAGGGGCGATTTTTTCAGCACCCTCGTTTTTGGGTTTGTCTTTCTTTTCTTCTTCTTTAGATTTTTTAATAGCTTTATCACGCGAGCCTTTCCATTCGGCTTTTTTCGATTCTACCTCACCATCGCCATCAAAATCTTTTTTAGCTTCTTCGTCATCTTCTTCCTCGTTCAGTGCTTGGGCAATTACCTCAAGAAGATTGTCGTCGTTTACCTCAAAGAGTTCTTCTTCATCGGCAGCAACATCGCCACCAAGATCCATTTCTTCTTCGCTCTCGGCTGCTTGAGCCGCAGCCACAATTTGATCTAGGTCAAGAACCATTGGCTCTTCTTCTTCAGGGCACGGACACATGTTCTCACCATCAGTGGCAGCAATCGGCATTTGATCGGCGATGCCTGGTTCCGCATCAAGACCCTCCTCGTCTTCCATACCAAACATATCTTCCTCTTGCTCTAAAAGGGATGTGACGGCTTCTTTGATTTCGCCTGAATATTTTTCGAGAACTTCTTGTTCGGCGTTTTTCATCGCGGCTTCTCGAAGTGCTTCGGCGTCAATGACGGCTTGATCTAACATAGTTGATGACATTTGTTTCTCCTAAAAAATAATAATAGTCCCAAATAAATAGTAATCTAAAGCAAGAAAACGCCATATTATCTAGGAAATAATAAGTAGGGCTATATTGTTTATCCCACACCTATGGAACCCGACCAATTATTTACAATACTTCCCGTGGGGATATCTGTCAACCCAGCCACGACTTCAAAATTTTGATTTCCACCAAGACGAGTATAATATAACTTTGTCACTTTTACGTGAATCACAATATCAGTGGTGTCGTTAACTACATTTGAAGATCGTATAGTGAAAAAATTATTAGTGGACATTCCCTTTTCTGAAAATGAAATCTTGGGTCCGTCCGCAGTCTGTGAAACGTTGTTGTTTCTGAGGTGGATCCAATTTGTAACATATGGAAATTCTATGACTTGGATAGAAGCATCAGCCACCAACCCACTTTGAAAAAATGGTCGGCTAGAAGCCTCATATTGTCCGGTGTCGCCAAGTGCTGGTGTTCCTGGTTTATATGTCGTCATCAGCCAACCCCCGCAGAACCAGACCAGTTATTGGGAAGTTCATTAACTGAGATATCTGATAATCCTGCAATTACGTCCACGTTGGTAGAACTCCCGGTCAAATACAATTTAGTAATTTTCATTTCGAGCCTGGGTGTTCTCGCTTTGCGCAAAAAAGGAGTGCCGGTGTAATCGTAGTTTACACTGAAGAAGTTGTCATTCTTAAATCCAGTAGAGGATGCCGCGACTTCCACGGTGTTAGCGGCGCTGGCATTATCTAAGTTTCTTATTAATATCCAGCGTGTGACTGTAGGGAAACTAATCTCTAATGGACCTGATGCACTAGCTACCGCAACATTTATACCGCCTGAAACAAATGGTTTTGCTGACACCTGGTATGCACTAACATCGCCTAACCCGGAAATACCTGGCTTATAAACTGACACTAACCTACCCCTGCTGAGCCCGACCAGTTATTAGAAATTTCTAATGTAGAAATGGGAGTAAGGCCTGCAATAACATCAACATTGTTAGCTGTACCTGAAAGATATAATCGCGTTATTTTCATTTCTAATCTAGCAGTCATAGTATCACCATAATCCGCAGCATCCCTAGAAACAGTGAAATAATTATTAGAATCATATCCCTTTTGAGAAAACGCTACCTTGACATCATCTCCAACCCCAGTATCATGGTTGCTTATCGCAATCCATCGTGTAACACTAGGGAAGTCGATCTGAATCAACTTTCCCGGAGCAGCACCAACATCAAGACCACCAGAAACAAACGGCTTTCCAGATACTTGATATGCGGAGGAGTCTCCTAGACCTGGTTTAAAATTATATGCACTCATAGTATATTGTCTTCCTCTTTCCTTAAATAGTCTTAATAGTCATTTGACTCTTGTTCTTTTCGTTTTTGCCGCTCTATCTCTACCAATTGTCGTTGATGCTTTTCGCGCTTTTTCTCTGATGGCTTCTTGTAATAGCGCCTTTCGAGATATTCTTCAATTATGTTGTCTTTTTTCATCTTGCGAGTAAACCTCTTAATTAAGTTTTCAGAGGTTTCATTTCTTCTAATTTTTATTTCCATTTGTTTCTTCTTATTCCGCTAAGTGGGACCAGCCCCCAGTCATCTTTACTAGACCATCAATATTCACGCCAGCATCACTCGGGTCTTTATCTCGCAAAGGCCCATGTTTATTAGATTGACCTCCGCCGCTTGACGGCATTGGCTTTGTTCCCTCAAAGATTCCATGTAATCCAGTTGCTTTCTGTAGCGAGTCTTTCACTTCCTTGAGCTGATTCTTTGCTTCAATTATGCTTCGACTTTGTTGGCGGGGCTTTGTTGTTGTGGGTTGGACGACTTGTTGCAACTGTGGTGCTGGATTAATGTTTCCTAAGCCCTGCGCCACTTCAGTTATAAGACCGGACAGAATACCTTCTTCAAAAATAGCCTCACGAATACATTCTTTAATGAGGGGCTTCAGTATCTTCTTTAAATCGGACTTGTTCATTTTTACCTCTTACGATTTTGTAGTTCTTCTTTGATGATTTCTTGTAGTCTTTCTTTAGAAATTGACATAAGGTTGCGTGATTCTGCGACGGGAGGTTGACCAACGGGATCTTCTTCAGGTTGTCCCCAGGGAGGGCTAACATCAACATGTCCCTTCTCAAGAGCATTTACTGCGGCTGGAATATCAGGTTCATCAATAACTGGCATATCCGGTCTTTGTGGTGCCCAACTTGGAGTTGACATATTAATTCCTCCAAGATTATTAACCATTTTTGTAACCGCAGATTCAACTGCGTCTTCACCTTGTTTGCCTGTCCAATCTTGTAAGAGTTTCATTACTTGTTCCGGGGTTCGTCCTTGCCATCCCTTGAAGGTGTCTGGTACTGTGTCTTGACTGATTCCTCCCTTTGCCATTGATGTTAACATATCTCTAATAGGTTTTTCCTTAAATTGTTCAAAACCGCCCGATGCTGGTTTTCCTTTCATCACTTTGAACTGTCCTTTTGTCATCGCATTTAATACTGCAACAAGTTGTTCACCCGGAAAGTCAACATCGTATCCACCGACCGATTGAGATGGATCAACCATCGCTGTAGCAATCCATCTATGATGTCCATCCATGATATATTTATCATTACTAATGAAAGCACCAAGATCGCCGCCCGGTTCCATTTTACTTGTAGGATCGATCATATGTAAAACAAATGTCATGGCTTTACCAATATTCATGCTAGATTGAGAAGGACTTAAATCTTGAACTGCTGCCACTCCGCTTGGTTTGTAATCCACATTAATTTCGTCATCGGCAGGATCTTGATCAAACTTTGAATGACCATGAGTTACGGCAACTTCAGCCGCAGCGGGATCTACATCAGATAATTTCATCGGGAAGCGTGCTGGATCAAACTCGTCGGGGTTTGCTTTTTCTCCTAATAGATCTTCCGTTTCTTCTTTGATCATTCGTTCTAAATCTTCTCGTGATAGTTTCATCTCTTTAGTCTCCTATAATATCGTTCAGTATTCTATTGATTCGATCAGCCTTTGAATATGGTTGTTTTATTTTTGATTCGGTAAGGCTCATAAATGCACCTTGCGTTGAGGGTTCAGAAACTATATCAAAACATATCAACTGAAGATCTTCTTCTACAATCGTTTTCCCTTGGCTTTCATGAACAGACCCCAAAGCCCGTGACGAAATCCCCAAAGTAACCCCGTCGTTTACTAGAGATTCTAAAATTTTTCCTGCTGGTGTAGATAATACTTTAATTTTTCCCTTCAAGTCTTTACCTTCCCACCACAAATCAGTAACCATGTGAGAAGCATTTTTAAGATTGACAACTGAATCTTCTGGATGGTCTAATTCTCCGCAAGCTCGGTTTTCTTTTACGGTCTTCATATAGTTTTTGACCTCCCTTTCCAGAATTGGTTTAGGATAGACACGACCATTACCGTTTTGCTCATCTACTCTCTGCATAATTCCTGATAAGAAAGTTGCACCATTCTTAACTTGTATCTTTTCCGCCTCTGTCAATAAATCTTCACAGACTCCGCCAGCGCACAATTCATAATATTCTCTAAGAAGGTACTTGCTCATTTTATTATCTCCCGTCTAATCCGTTAACCGATAAGACCGCAACAAGACCTGGTAAGTTCTCTTTGATATATACCCCAGAAAACAAGGTTTCGCATCTTCCACCAACATAAGACACGGCTGCGTCTAAATGTTTGCTAATCTCTGGATCTGTTGCCATCTCCGGTGTAATAATTAGTAGCATTGTTCCTGTAACAGACTTGCCTTTTGGCATTGGACACGGAGAACGCTTAATACAATTTTGATAAATGGCAGCGCCAAGCTTAGGATCTGCTGGATTTGCTATCATAGTCGAACCCAAGAACATTCTTCCCTCCGTAGCTAAGCAGCGCCCAAGATCTTTTGAATCAAAGGTTTGAACATAAGACTTTTCTGAAGCTAGTTTTAAAACTTGATGAAACAACCTAGCAAATGTAGAGTTCGCTACGGGATACATATTTAGAATACCAACCTTTCCACGAAGTAGTTGTGTCTGTCTCTCATTATCAATAAGAATATGAGGGTGTGGCGCAACATCATTGGCTAGGGATAGTGCATTTTTAGAGATAGTGTGGTTGAGAGATTCTTGCGCAGTAGGCCAAGATATGATATATACCACTTTTCCTTCGGCTTGGACTGAACTTAGATATCGCTCAAAAACTTCGTGAAGCTCTACGCAGGAACTTCCGGTGCCTCCACCTCCACCAGCCAAAACAAAAATCCAATCTACTTTGCCAAGTTTGGTTCGAATAGCGTCTTCAACAACTGCGCTGTTTTCGCTAAATACTTTTTTTCCATAAGCGACATTTTTGGCTACGCCATCAGCATCAGGGATTAGAATCAAATGGTCTGGATCTACACCTTCCGGTTGATCCTTTTCAGTAGTATTTAGGAGTAGTGTTTTATTAAATCCTAAATCTAAAAACGCTTTGGCTAGTTTTCCACCAGCACCACCAACACCAATAAAGGCACAATTCAAAGCAGACACCGCTTCATTCTCGGGCAGTTGTTCATCATGCTGGACTGTGATTTCCTCACCATAGTGCTCAATAAAGCCGAAGTCTTCAGCATCAAAAGTTTCAAAAGAGGTACTAGTTACTGGCTCATCACTTGGTAAACTAAAAGCGTCTGCTTCTGTGATTGGTTCGGCTTTTATTTCTTCTTCCGGTTTTGCTTCTTCAATTTCACCAGCATCAATTTCTTCGTTTATCTCCGGCTCTTGTTCGTCATCGATCATTTCTTATCTCCATTTTATTATAAAAAGCGGGCGCAACCCGCGTGACTATGCATCCTGATTTGCATCGACGCACTGGTCGAAGCATACGAGATTTGCTTGTCCATAGATTTTCTAACATTATTTTTCACCCCACATTTTAAAATTTATTCCTTGATCTCCAAAGATCATGTTTCCAATATATGAAGTTCCAGAACTCACACACCCCAAAATAAGTGCCGTGGTTATGGAATATTCATAAGTAAATAGTTCTGTTTGTCCGTTTATCGCCCACAAAAACCATCCGACATGAAACCCTATGCACATGGGACAATGGAACAAATGATATGATGGTCTGATTTTGTCAAATATTTTAGCATATACTAAGAGTTGTGTTAAACCATAAGCGGCTAAAACAAAATATACTAGGCTCATGAATAATAGCCGGAATAATATGTCCAAGGATTGTTGGGACTGATTGAGCCCTTGTCTGGTGACTCAGGAACTTCTCCAAGCGCAGTCGAATCCTCTGCGTCGGGCTCTGTATACCAATCATCAATTTCTTCTTCATATCTTTCTTCTGCTTCGAACTTTGGTCTTTCTTGTTCTATAAATTGATAAGTAGAAAGAAGCACAACTTGTGTAGCATCTACACCCTCGTCAATGGCTTCGGGATAACTCCCCTGAATGCTCGCATATACATCACCCGCATGGACTGATGATCTTTCGACGACGCCTTTTTGTGACAGGAAATTGAAATAATTATTTTGAATCTGGTAGACTTCATCACTCATTTCATTTTTTGGAAATGTAATAATCTTCTTGTTTGCGTGGTCAATAACGATATCCAAGTCCTTATGATCCAAAACCATAATTTTTCCATCAACGGTCTTACGAGCAATCAAAGAAATCTGTGGGTGTGTTTCGCTTTCTTCTTTGATTTCTTCTGCGCTCAAGGCATCAGGAGTAACATTTATTTTAATTGACGCCATCGGATTTTATCTCATGTATCAAGCCTTGTACCTTGATCACTTTTTGTATCATTTCCTTTTTCGGTTCTTCATTTTTAAATTCTTCTAAAGATTCTATTATGGCTTGAACCTTATTTGTCATGGTCGCATCACTTATAATTTCTTCCATCATTAAAGATTTTTTCAAATCCTTTTTCAGTCTAGATATCTCCTCGTTCAAATATAACTTTAGACGAAGACCGTTGTCCACAAAGGAGGAAACAAATTTAGATAATAACTCCTTCTGTTCTTTCAGGAGTTCGCCAGAGTATTCAGTATTGAACTTTTTAGTAAAAGTCTTATATACCAAATTGTCAATAGGGACCATTTGATCCTTGTCTTTAGCTTCAGATAAGATCATTCCTTTTATGATCTGATTCTCTAATAGAACTTTTGTTTTTATGGTACTGCGTTGATTAAAGATTTGATAAATAGTAGCAAGAGATTTATAGTTAGGAACAAAATTATTGAAAGTGTCTTCTGGAAGCATCTTCTTGATTTTGCGAACTAGTTTATTTTGTTCCGATAATAGTCGTTTCTTATCAATAATCTCTCTCTGCTTAAGCACTTCCGATAATATTCTCTCTGCCGTGCGGGGGTGAGCATTTTGAGTTTTTGTCAGCGAATGATATAGTTTCAATTCTTGATGGAGAGATGTATCAAACCTAAAAGATTCTTTTATCAGAGATGCTATTTTTGTTTTTGAACTCTCATCTTTTTTCAAGATTGCTTTTGTTAGTTCTAGAACCAGAGCCTCATATAAAAAAGCACTATTCTTTTTCTTGTTGTGTTTAAATTTTACCATTTTTTGCTTCTTCTCTTTTCTCCAAGTTCTCAATAATTTGTTTGACTTCTCTACTATTACTTAAAACTTCGTTTTCTACCTTGGAGTCCTCAGTATAATTAGTTTCGGTATTTTCCTTTATCCCTTTGTATTGTTGCTTAAATCCGTCAAGACCTGGGAAAACATTTCTTTGTGTATTCTTTCCCATCTCGGAAGCCACTTTCCCCATCATGTTTTTTCTTCTTCCGGCTTCTTCTCGATCATCATGCTTTTCTGGTATGTATGCTTTTCCTTTATCCTTTGGTGTATGGTGTGGCTTTGGGTTTTGAGTTCTCCACTTCATATCATTACGCTTCCCCGGTTCAGCCAATAGTGTTTCGTCTTCGCCGCCATCGTCTTCCCCGGCGTCGTCTTCGCCACCGAGATCTCCACCAAGATCGTCTCCGCCAAGATCTCCACCAAGGTCGTCGCCGCCGCCTTCATCTCCGCCGCCTTCTTCAGCCGCGCCCTCAAGCATCGCTTCAAATTTCTTGTCGTAAAACATTTCACGCTGGTTGCGAACAATTTCTTCATCAGATAGATTGAGAAGATTCTTTGCTACCCACTGTTTGCTAAAGTATCCTTCAGTCGCAGCACCAGCAATTTCGAATTTCGTTCTCCAATGCTCTAGTTCCTGAAGTTCAGCAATTTTAGAAGGGCTATTGAGATGTAGCTTGAAAGATAATAAATCCTTTCCTTTGAAGCCTAGTGTATACAAATGAACAACCGCAATCTTTTCCAGTTCTGATACCACACTTCTTTGAAGCCTTTGTATTGTTCTGGCAAAACGCACGTCCTTTTGTGCAAGGGTAGTTTTTTCGTCACCACCTTCATCTGATTGTGTAAGGTATGATGGTGGGACTTTCAACGCAGAAAATAGTTTATCACGCAAATATTTTACATCGTCCACATCGCCCGTGTAAGTTCCGCCTGGAAGACTTTCAACTCTCGTATTAGAGGCTCCTCCGCGAACAGGGATAAAATAATCTTCATCGGTGCTCATGGGGTTGTAGCGCAAATCAACACGACCAGTTTGAGAATCAATAACTTGATTTCTTTTCATCTGTGTTACAATGCGTTGCATATGCTGTTCAATTTCCTTTTCAGGAATTCCACCAACATCCACATAAAAAACACGTCGCTCGGGTGAGCGCACAACACGATAAGCCATCATCGCATCTTCTAAAAGTTGTAGTTGTCTCCAGATGCGTCGGCAAGGCTCCAAAACAGAAGTTCCATAAGGAGCATATTTATCGTTTCCTAAAATTCGGAAATGTCCTATTTGCCAATTCTCAAAAGTAAGGCCACCACTGTTCCATTGGAATTGAACATAGTTGGGGTTTGTTTTATCTTCACCCTCCATTCTTTCTACTTCCATAGACGGAAGTCCAATGACGTTGGTGATTCCCAATTCTTCGTTAATATCAAGATATAGAAACATATCCCCAAATTTGCACATTGATCGACACCATCCAAAAATATTAAACTCAATATTCAAAACATCATAAAACAGTTGTGATAATATCTCTTTGATTTCTTCGTTGGGACAATTGATTAGAAGTAGTTTTTGAATTGCTGACGAGGTGGTCATTTCATCTGCATAGATGTCTAACCCTGAAGCAATCTCGGGCATGTATTCCATTTGATCAAAATCAATATATCGCTCCGCTCGGTTGACGTTTTGATATGCGGCTGTTCTAAAATTATCAAAAGGATTATGAGTTTGCTTTTTAAAGCTCAAACCACCAGGAGATGTAAAACTATATTTATTCAACTGACGGCGCTTAAGCTGACGTGGGTTTTGCTTTCGCCGATCAGTAATAGGACCAGATAAGAGTCTAGTTAGTGCGCGGTACAATGGGTTTTGATCATTGTTGGGGTTTCTTTTATTTTCCATTTCTATCCTTTTATAATCCAGCCGAAGTCTTCATAAAGTTTTTTAGCTTCTTGTATTCTATCACTACTTTCCACACTTTTGTAGCCGGTCATGCCGGGTATTGTAGTATTTAGTTTTGTGTTTGATACAATCATCGCGTTCAGTGTTGCCCTCTTAAATTGTAAGTCGCGGGTATTCTCCTGTAAGACCGTATCTCTAATCCAACAAGTTATAGCCAGAGCCATAACTAGGTCGTCATTATAGCTTCGCTGTGCTTCTGGTCTTCCGTTTCTCCATACAAATGTTTTTAGTTCTTGATAAGTCCTCTCCGAATTTATAGTAATTAGTTCGTTACGAACGAATTCTTCTAACTTGGCGACGATGAGCGGTCGTGTCTTTTGTGAAGTGGTGAAGCCTGGAACAGAGTTAGAAATTTGCTCGGCTTCATATTGTTCAATATATTGATGAGTTCCTTTAGTAGAATAATATAAATTTGGATAACCGGCATCAATGAGTTTTTCCAATACCGAGAAACCGATATTGTTGTTTTCAACAACCAGCATCGCATTTCCATATTCTTTTCCAGCATCAAATAAAATCCTCGCAAACAAATCAGTCGTGGGCTTGCCTCGGTATTCGGCGACCTGAACCATTGTATTTGTATCAAAAATGTGAAACACTGAATAATCAGCGCCATCGCCTCGTGAAACATCGCCAACTAATAGATACTTATTATCTGGATTATAGCGTTCCCAAATCCAAAAGTTTCTATCAAAACCTGTTTGGTGTTCTGGACTACGGCAAGACTCTACCATTTTATTTAAGTTATCGGGATGGATAACTGTTTCGCCCGACGCATTAAAATTACACTCATACTCTTGTGCTACTTTGCGACGGGATAGGTTCCTGGTTGTCTCATCAAACCATGCTTGATCTCTTTCTGGGTGCAGGGTCCAATGAAGTATCGTAGGATGAAAATCATTTTCACCCGCTTGTGAGGAAACATAAGTTTTATGAAACCAGTTGCCCACTCCATTAGGAGAGGACAAGGCGATACAACGTCCACCAGCAGCCATTGTTGGTTGAAGTGCTGTCCATAATTCACTGAAGCCATCAATATGGGCAGCTTCATCAATTACTAATAATGAGAGTGCTTCAGAACGACCAGCATCAGCCGATGTGGAAGTTGCTTTAATTTCAGAACCATTACTCAAAACAAATGAGGAACGATTGTCAATGGCAATTTTGGCGATCTGATCAAACCAAGGAGGTAATAGCTTGATCATCGCTTTGACTTTTTTTACAAGGTTGGCTGCTGTGCTAAACTTGGTTGCGATTACCAGAATGTTTTTATCACGATGAAACAACATCATCCATGAAACATATGCAGCGGTAATTGTTGAAATACCCATTTGACGGGATTTTAAAATAACGTTGTTACGATAATCGTTAAACTTTTGTAGTAAATCTTTTTGGAAGCCCCAAGTCTTAAATGGAATTTGCCCACGTTGAGGGTGAGCAATCTTACAATAATTGTCTATAAAATAAACTGGATCTTTGCCACACTTAACAAGTTCTCGGACAAGTTCTTTTTTAGAAAGATATTGAGACATGCATTACAATTAGTCGCGAGGCTCTAGATCTCGTTTTCCTGAAACATTTTCTGGCTTCTTGGTTTTTGGGAATTTATCTTTACCCATGCCAAGCCATTTTTTAATTGAATCGTCTAGACGTTCTTCTACGGTGTGTCCTAGCTCGGGTTCATCTGGGATTCCACCAATCTTATATTCTTGTTGGGCTTGTACCCAAGACCTTACCTTGCTCGTAGTTTGAACAATCATATGAGGCTCACTGTCTTTTGGCTTGGTGAGAGTAAGTCCATTACCTGTAATCTTTTTATATTCCTTCTTTAGAAAGTTGGCAATATCTTGGAGTCGTTGTTCAATCTCTCCTTCATAATCACCCTTGTAGACCTCACGCAAAGTGACTTCACCCTGATATTTGATGGTGAGCATATTACCGTGAAAGGTTACACCAAATCCGTCCATGACTCTCTTATCGAGAATTGGATGACCCTCCTCTCTTTGAAGACCAACCTTGAGTGGTTCTCCATTTTCATCAAGCGCACCGTCAAAAGCGTTTGCAGCCGCTTGTTGGATACCTTGGATAATTTCTAGGACATTTGATTTTTCAGCCATTATTTTTTATTCCTCTTAATAGATAGTTTGATTGATTTTTTTTCTTTAGCTAGCGATTGTATAACTTCGTAAGCTGCTGGTGAAACATAATAATTTTGCTTGGATTCCTTCACAAGATTACTAAAATCCCCAGATAAGATCTTTATTACTTCTTTGCCAATTCTCTGTATGACAGGTGCATCTTCTTTAGCAAAGTTCTTTCTTTGTGGACCAGCTTTTTTATGAATAGTTTTGATTGCTTTGATGATAGCTTCTCGGAACTTCTTCGAATCAATTCCTTGATTCCGCAATTGATTGAGTGCAGTCTGGATAGTTCCTGGTTTTAATTGCTTCAAACCGCGAAGGTCTTTTTTCTCGTCTTTTTGATCGTCATCTTTTTTGTCGTCTTCTTGATCGTCATCTTTTTTATCTTTATCTTTATCTTTTTGATCCGAAGATGAATCTTCTTCTTCTTCTTCATCCTTCGCCTTAGCTTGTGCAAGTGTTTTAGAAAATTCCCCTTCTTTAAGGAAATGGATTTCTTCGGCAATAAAACTCTTTAGTTCGGATCTTGTAAGTCTAACTTTTCTAGCCATTTTTCTTCGCGTCCTTCAACGTTTACAATATAACACCGGAAACAGCACATAAACTTTGACATATAAAGATCGTCTTTCGGCTTGAAAGAATAAATATTACATACTGGGCAAGTGCGTTCTGATTCTTTTATAAATAGTTTCTTTGGCAGTAAAACACCATCAACCTCAACCTTCTCTTTGGTCTTCTCTTTCCTGGTCAACTCTTTGATTTGAGATAGGTAATCTTTTTCTTTTTCTTTGTCCCAATTATTTTTAGGATTTTGTATTGCTTCGTCGCCATACTTCTCTTGTATGGCTTTCTCAACTTTTATAAGATGATCAGGATCTTTCATCTCTTTACTATTTCGCTTGCGGCGAAAAAGATTGCGATTGATGTAATCATTCCCACTGCTATTCCACCACCAAACCACAGTATATCATAATCTCCAACATCAGTTGCAATTTTTTGTAAGCGTAAGATTTCCTCATCTTGAGCTGCAACAATAATATTGTATTTCCTTTTCTCTATCTTGAGTTCGCTAGAAAGTAAATCGTTGTCTCTCGTGCATTTTGCCTGTAGGGTGTCCGTCTCATATTTTACTTTTAATTTGCACTCTTGTTCTGCTCGTGCTTTTTCTGCCAATAGCTTTGCGGTTGCCTCTATTGAGAATAGTGTTCCCGTGAATGGTGCAACATCACCTTCGTTTAAAAAAGTAAATTTCGCACTTGTGCTTGTGGTTGTTTGGGCATTAGCTATGACCGACGAGGAAATAAAAATAATACTAATCAGTATTGCTATTGTTTTTTTTAGGCTCATATTCAAATCCAAACTCTAATGTAATTCTCTCTGCCATCTGATCGGGATCATCAGTCCACTCTTTTATAACAGACTTGACAAATTTCTTTTCTTTCTTGTCTAGCGTCTTATTTTCTTTGGAATACTTTTCTTCAATTTTTTTAATTGCGTTGTCGTATTCTTTATCGATCCACTCTTTCTCTTTCTTTTTATTTAATTCGGCTACTTCGATTGCATCTAATTGTTTCTTGTGAGAGTCATCAGCGGCCTTTATGATTTCCTCAACTTTATTTGTTTTGGACCGGAAAACTAAAGCGACTATTATGAGAATAGGAATATACCAATAAGATTTTAGGAAAGACCAGATTTTCTTAAGGACGATCATTTTTTGTTATGGCTTTTCCATGCTGTCGCAAATGCTTGAGGGCAATCGTCTTTGCCACCACACATTTTTTTCTTCAATGCCATAACCATATCTTCTTTTCCCGGTGGGGCTTTTTCTTGGAGAGGGGTTGGTTGAAAACTATCAACAACATCATTAATGGCTGTCGTGATTTTCTCTCTTAGTTCTTTGGCATCCCTAGTGTCCAACATCTTAAACTTCAAACGAATTATTTTAGTGATCGCAGAATCCATACTCGTGCCTGGAACTGACTTTTTTTGCGGAGGGATTGGGGTGTGTCCGCTAGGAGAACCTGGGTCCATAAACCCGGAATCTTCTTGGAGTTCTTCTTGAATAATTCTCTTAAGTTGTGACCTTGTAACTTTCATTTTTTCTTTCTGCGGATTTTTATTTTTTTATTTTCTTGTAACGGCAATTCCATTTGTGCCGGGTCTTCGCCAGGTCCAGGGGCAACCGCGCCTTGCGGCGATAAGACACCACGGATAAAATTAATTGCGTCCATTAGTGTTTCCGCTTTCGTTTCTTGTTTTTCATCTTCGTCAGTAGAAGGATACACTTCCACTTCATAGCCGTCGTCATAAAGATCAATCGAAGCATTTTTATAAGGATCATCCCGTGGGGCGCTCCAATCAAATAATCCGTTGCCCTTTGCGGAACGGGTCGCGGTATCCACTAAGCCAAGGTTTTCCATCTCGGGTGTAACTAGACGATCAACATAACTCACTATTTCTTGTGCAGCCTCTCGGTCAGTCTTGTCATCGCGAATCCGTGCGGCGAGTGCTTCAAACTCAGCAAACTTTTGTGCGCCAGCAGTTACTTCAGAAAGAATTTCTTTAATGTATTCTTGTAACGATTCTTTTGTTAGGAGTGATTCATTTTTTTTATCAACACCCACATCCTTGATACTTCCATATTTATCTGGATTAGCATTGACGGCTGCTCTTGCTCTTTCTTCTGTCTTTCCACCGGCTCTTAAGGCGTCGGCCATCTTGCTTACAGAAATATCTTCATCCTCGGGAACACCAAGCTCTCTGTGCAACGCGCCTTTGTTTTTTCCAAATGCTTTTTGCATCCAGTCTTTTTCTTCTTGGATAATTTGTTTAAGTTTTTGTTTTGTAATTTTCACGACATCGTCCTTGACTCGATTGTATCCATTATATCAGCATCAGTAACTCCGGCTTCGACGCATTGATTTACTGCAACTTCTAAAGCGGCAAGTGCAGCCCCTTGCTTGTCAGTTAGATCGGTATACAACTTTTGTCCGGTCTGATCAGCGTAGAGTTGAGCGGTTGGATCATCATAACGAGGAGCTTCGCTTAATTCCTCTTTGATGATTTGTTTAAGTTTTTGTTTTGTGATTTTCATTTTAATTTCCGTGTTTCCAGTTAGTCGCAATATCTGCGATGCCCTGTATTCCTATGTAGCCCAACGCAATAGCAACCCATTGATCGCCACTGATCGGACCTAGATATAAAAAGAGAGTGGCTAAAGAGAAAACCGTAAATTTTCTCGATACCACTTTCTCTAAAGCTTTATCAACAAATGATGAGTTCACTCTTTTCCTTTGTTAAATAAACTCAGTAAAACAATGAGCGATAACAAACCAACAAAACCACTTGATCCCATTGATTCAATTAATTTAACAACGTTGCCTACAACGCCCATTCCAAAAATACCTGCTCCATAAATTACTTCAACAAGAATTGCCAAAGCAAGCAAATTCATTACCAAACCTGTAAGTCCGCTAACTCCTTCATTAACTGTTTTTAAAATATCTTTCATATTCACGTACCTCCTACGCAAATATAAATAGTTAGCTACGCAGTAACATTCGCATATCCATCTTTCTTTTCTATAGTAATGATTGAATCCGCCGCATCTTTTAAATTGTCAAGGTGAGAGATTAAAATAACAGTTTTGAAAATAGAAGTTGTAATATCGAGAATACGCACAAAGCCTTCCATTCTTTCAGCATCTAAAGCAGTACCGGGCTCATCTAAAATAAACAATTGTGATTTGGGTAATGAAGAAATATTTGTGAACGCCAAACGTATTGCCATCGCAGCCACAGTTTTTTCCGCACCACTAGCCATTTCTAATGGACTAGGATCGCGATCTGGTTGTTGGATATAAATATCTAGACGATTGTCGTCCGTCTCAAAGAGCACTTGGAAATCTACTACATTCGCAAGTATCTTGGAAATCTCATTATTAATTGTTGGCAAACTCTTTTTGATTATGTTATATGCAATACCGTTCGGGTGCATACAACGCATATACAGATCATGCGCTTCATAATCATTCTTTAGGTTTTCACACTTGGTCTTTTCTACTTCGAGATTTTGAATTCGATGTTCGCTAAACCCGTGGAGCTTATAAAGACTTAACAATTCGCTTTCGCATTCCTCTAGATTGATACCGCACTTCCTAAGCGCAGAAATCTTTAAGTTCTTATCTTTAATAATCCCTTCTAAATCTTCTATGACCTCTTTATTATCATCATAAAACTTTTCTTTCTCTTGGAGTTCTCTTATTTCGTGTTCTATGATCAATTTCTTTGAGGATAGGTTCTCTATCAAAAGTTCATCAGTAGGTATCTGATTCTCTAAATCTTTTTTGAGTTTCAGTAGATCCTCAAACCTGGCAAGATGGCTCTCTACATTATCAATTTCTAAAGAATTCATTTCCACTTGAATTGATTGGGACTCCTCCTGTTTAGTTTGTTGACCAATTTGGACTAATGGAATTTTATTTTTGGCTTCATACGCATCACGAATAAACTTACAATGTGAAAATTCAGATCCACAAGGAACCTCTTTCAATAACTTCGCTCGCGTCTCAAATTGAGATAATTCAGTTTTACTGGCTTTTAGATCTAAAGTGATATTCACTAGTTCTTTTTCGAGTTCTAGATATTTTCGCTTCTGTGAAAATAGAAAATCCTCATCAAACGATTTAATGAAATCGTTAGCTTTAGTAATTTTGTTTTTATTTTTGATGCTCTCATCAGTCTTGTGTATTATGTCTTTTTCGTATAGTAACAACTTCTTCTCTGACTGAGATATGGAATTACGAATATTAAGAATATCAATGATTTCTGTGGGGGCTGATTGAATTTTATCTTCTAGATCTGAAATCTGATCCTTTAGAACAACAGCCTCCTTCTTTAATATCTCACAACTATTTTTTCTTTTCATCGTCGCGGCTTCGTTATCAAGAAGATCTTTATGGGCTATCCTTATGTCTTCATCATAATCAACCGCATCAAGAACTTTAATCTCGGATTTGATATCGGCTGCATCTTCCTTGGCTGTCTTAAACTTTTTATCAAAGATTTCTAAATCTAAAAACTTTGCCAATATTTCTTTACGCCTTGTAGAGCCTTCATTAATAAATGCTAGCGCACCCAATTGAGAACTCATAGAAGTTATTAAGAAATCGTCAAGACTTCCAAAATATTTCATAATATTCTTGTCGGTGTCTGAGCGAGTAAGCCCATTTAAAGATTCTTCCTTTTCAGTCGCTATGTCCCAAGATTTAAAGTCTACAACAGTTTTAGCCTCAACTGTTTCTGCCCCTTTTAGCCGCTTGAGATACTTGCTGGATTCTCTCCTGATTGTATATACTTTGTTGCCTCGCCTAATCTTAACCTGACCAAAGCCTTCGGTCTTGTTGTTATTGATTATGTTGAGGTTCTTACGCGAATTCTTTGAAATTGAGTTGTAGATCGTATACAAAAGCGAATCAACGATACTGGACTTACCAGAAAAGTTGCGACCATAAATCCCAGTAATTCCACTATAATTTGTAAAGTCTATGCGATTACCTTCACCATAATTAAACAGGTTGCTCCACTCTAGTTCCAAGATTTCAAAATCCACATTACGATAAGTCTCGTCATTGTTCTCGACAATCTGTTTATATTTTTTATTTAGATCCCGAATCTTCTTGTCAAGAGTTTCATCAATTTTATAGTCTTCTAGATATTCGCCAATTAGTTTTTCTTGAACAACGAGATCTCTAAGGTTTTCTTTTTGAAAGGCGTCTCCTATTTCTACACCGTTGGTAAACGTGGATTTATTCACGACCGTAATTGATTCTGGCTTGTGCCGTTTTTTTGCAACATCCACAGCTTTCTTTAATGCGACGGCGGAAATGCTGTTCTCTACCACCAATCGCAAACGAGCACCTTCAGGAACAGAAATATCGGGAACTTTGCCATCCTTGGTAAGAGGTAGCGAGATAAATGGTTTTGGATTTGTAAGAGTGACGGGTCTAACGGTAAAATCTTCTTTGCTCTTAATATCCCAAATCAAGAAACCTTTACAAGTTCCTTCGCCATGATTTTGTTGGATGGTGCTGCCAGCATAACGAATGCGGCCGGCTTTGTCCATAATTTGATTTGTTAAGTGTATGTCTCCCAACATCGCATAATCAAATTTATCAAAGATCGAAATGTCATGCTCGCCAATATCCATCTTCCACCCTATGTCTGTTTGACAACCACTAATGGAGCCATGATAAAGAGCAATATTTATTTGATCAGGATTGGACGGATCTTTCCAGTTATCCTCATCAAACACGCTCAACACGTTTAAGGTAAACTCGTGACCCATATCAACTTCGCAAGAGTTCTTTAGTAAATGTAGATTGGAATGATTAAGAGATTTTACGATTGGAGTGATTGCATCTTGTCTGCTTGTGTTTCTTAAGTTGCCGTCGTGATTGCCTAAGATGATATATGTTGGGGCAATCTCCGCTAAATTATAAAGAAAGTCAGAAGTCATCTCCACATATTCAGGAGAGATTTGTGTTTTGGTATGGCATATGTCGCCACAATGAACAATATAATCCACCTTCTCTTTTCGGAGAGTTTCATATATTTTATTAAATATAATCTTATATTCGGTATGATACTTGAGATTGCGAATGTGGGTATCCGCGATGTGAGCAAACTTCATTACTTACCATTATACCAGGAGATATGGTTAAGTCAAGAGAAAGTTTTGATTTAGTTAGTTTCATTTGTTTCTCCTATTAAAACGAAAGTTTCTCCAATAAATAGTTGTCTAAAGAAACAAAAATGGAAGTTTTCTTGCGAGCTTGGAATGTTTCCTTATCCATCTCTCCAATGTCTCCAAACCCCGAAGTATCAATCCTGTAAACATCCACGCCATATGACATAAATAGTTTGCTTATTTTAAACTCTTTTGCGCGGGCATCATCATCCAGGGCAATATATATCTTATCGCAGTTCTCCACAATCTTTTGAAAACTATAGCTATTTTCTCGTAGTGTAGAGCCAAGCAAAGGAATTGCGTTGGTTGCCTTTATTGCGTCGAACACACCTTCCACAATTGTGATGTCTTTATCCCAATCAAGATACAGTTCGTTAAAGATGAAGTCGCGTTCTGCTGGTGGGTTTTTATATTTCATCCAGTCGTCGCTATATCCTCTAGCAATAAAATAATTAATGTTTCCGTCAAGATCAAATGAAGGCACGATCACTCTTTTGGCATACTGCCCGTCTGGGCAATATCCAATCTTCCACCACAAAATATCTTCGCGGTCAATACCTCGGGTCTTTAAATAATTTCTGGCTGGCAAAGAAAGTGGAGTAAGTTTCTTTTTGGTTAAAGAAATAAATTCTTCTGGAAGTGTGACGATGATCTTTTCTTCTTCCGGCTTTTCCAGATCGGACATGTCAACAATGCCGCAAAGTGTTTTCCACTCAGAACGGTTTTTTGGTTTTCCATAAGATGAAACAAGATGCGAAATCCTGCGACCGTTATAGTCGCAGACCCAACACTTGAAAACATTCTTGTCAAAATTTATCGAAAACTTTGGTTTGTGGTGTTTGCACTTGGGGCAATAAAAAAGAAACTCATCTTTTGATTTGGAATAAGATCCAAGGAAATCTTCAATTATTCTAACTTTTCTTTCAGACATTCAAAACCCGCTCTCGCAATTATTAAGGAATCAGCCTGGTCATAACAATATGGCTTTGGCTTACCTGTTCTTCCATACTCTACAGTAAAGTGGGGTTCGTTGTCAATAAGAAAATTCATAACCTGCTCTTTTGCCTTGGTTCCTCTTTTAATAGTAATTCCACATTTCTTTCTTGCGGAGATTGCAGGGATGTATTCTGGGATTATATCAAATGCCTCATAACATAGCCATGACACAATGCCGTTGAACTTTGATAAAGTTGCGATTGTGTGAGAAGATGACTTTCCCATCATAAACATATTAAGCGCGGGCTCAATAAAAATATTCTCAAATGGATAAGAGTCTTTTAATTTATTTATTTTATCTTTGATGTAAAGGGCTTTGGAAAAGAGATCGGTGAAGTGGTTTTTATTTCTTGTGTCCCAGTGTCCGATCTCTGCGATTTCTCCGTTATTCAAAAGAACAGTATATCCCGTAATGCTGGTGGATATATCAAGTCCTAAAATCATAATTCTATTATACTAGAAGTCGAGCTTAAGTTTAAATGTGAAGTCGTCTATTTCTCTTTTGCGGACTGGGTTTGCTAATTTAGCAACGCCAATGAGATTTCGTTTTTGATCGTAGATTCCGATCTTACTAATATAAGTTGTCTTCTCGAAAGATGCGGTGGGTTCTGCCCAAGTGCCTGAAGTAATATTTGCGATTGGAACAGTTTGCCTTTGTTGATAGGCTAAAGTTCCCGAAGAAACTTCATAAGATGAACTTCCATATTTAAGATAGGTTGGGTTATTGGAATAATTTAGTTGGCCCCGAGCAGCATGAGCAAACATTGTCTTTACAGGAACATATTGTGTGCCCTTGAAATCCAATCCAAAACTAGCACTCTGAAGAACACTTGCTCCTCCACATGCCGAATCGCACATTGGGCTAGTTTGAGGAATATCAATCCACCGAGGGTTTGTGCCGAGGATAGGATCACAGTCCCACCAATGAGCCGCATTAGTATTAATATCCCAACTGCCAGTTAGAATCAAGAACCCTTCATTATACAAAGCAACGCCAGCCACAGAACCACTATTTGCATCGGCTGGATATTTTTGTATCAATTCCCCGTTGCGTAAGTCATCAACTAATTCTGCCGCCAAAGTTCCAGTCCAATACATTTTAAGAGAGATGCTTCCTTTCTTGATCGAGGAGCCATAAAAAATAGAAGGAATAGAAACAATACGCATTTCTTGATCTAGCTTATCGCCCAACGACGAAGAATAAAGATAATGCGGACTGAGCGTAGCATAAGAATTGAGTGCTGTTCTCAATGATTGAATTTGTCTTTTTGGCTCTGATACAGATGGTGCGCTTGGGCCTGAATACCACGAAGAAGTTATGGTAGCAGATAAAGGATATGAACCAGTAATGATGTCTCCATAAGCAAAATCATTATTAAAGTTGGTTGTAGAGATTGTGCTGAATGAAGTTAGGCTTCCCGCTTTTGTAATGAATGGATAAATGAGTTGACTAGCTTGTCGGTCAACATTCATTTCATATAGGTTGGCATATCCCGTGGGAACACCTCCAGCATTATCTACGAAAGCACCGGATACTTGTGGGGTGTTGTTTAAAAACGTCCGGCACCGATAGATAAAAAAGGATTGCTGTGGGTATGTTTTTATTTGGTTATGAAAAATATCATTGGGACCAAATTTATAAAACGACATATCAAATGTAAATAGTCAGTCTCTAGTAATCTAATCTAACCCGCAGGGTCATTTCATTTGTCGGATCTTTCTTTAGAGGCTCCGATAATTTAGCGACTGCTAGTAATTCATTGTCCGCAGAATATAATCCAACCGTCGTCATATAAGAAACAGGAGCATCAAGCGTATTATTTTTTACCACCATTTTGCTTGAAGACAGATAAGTTGGATTAGAACTATAGTTGTAATCATTGTTGTTGACGCGACAGAAATGAATTGTGGAATTTAATTCTGTAGTGTTATTATAGTCATTATCAAACCACCTATGGCGAATAGCATTACAAGAAGCTGTGATTGCGCTTCCTGTGAGCAAGTCTGTTATTATGTTTCCTGCTTGATCCATTATAGCATCAGCGGCAGGAACGGTAAGAATAGCAGACTGAAAAACAGAAGCAGTCAAGACGGCAATACCGGCTTGATAATAAATAAGCCCAACCAAGCCGTCAGCACCGCCATATGCGCCCCCCACAGAACAGGAAAGAATTCCATATTCACCGGCTGGAGAATTTACTTTGTAAGCGTTTTCAGCGCCCGCGTCGGTAATAGTAAGTTTAAGGTCATTGGCGTCGGCATAAAGTTCAGTTCCGCCCAACTGCAAAACAAACGAACCTTTTTTGATTTCGTCTTTTGTAAGCAAGCGAGCAAAGTTAATGAACAAACATTCTTTATGTTTTGTTCCACCACCGTCGATATTACCATCTTGATCGAACTCAAGAATAGAACCAGTGGCATCGTAACCCATAAGCACTTGAGCCATTTGGGTGTACATATTTATTTTTTTAGCGTTCTGGACATTTGCCGCAGCGGACAAAGAAGATTTGGCAGAGTAGCCCACAGTCAAATCAAAAATATGATTTGCTGAAGAACTTAGATAAGGATAGTCATATACACTTTGAAACATTCCATGGGCATAGTTTTTAATGTTTCCTCCATTGGGG